CCGGTCAATGAGGCGGCAAACAGGCGGCGGCTGGTCGCATTGCGTTGGGCCACGATCAGATTGCTGATCCCAAAAGGATAGCTGTCGATGCTTTCCCACTGCTCATTGAGCGCCGAGTAAATGAACAGCGCATTGTTGAGGTCCGCGCCATCCACCGGCGCCGCCAGCCAGTAACGGTTGTCGTGCCACAGGCCCACGGCGTTCTCAGCTCCATCGCTCGGAATGCGGGCGATCTGGTCCGCGATGGCGTCCGAAAGAGGTTTGGTATCGCCCCGCAATTTAAGATCCAACCGCGCATCGAGGCGGTAGACACCGGCATCCGAAAGGAAATAAATATACTGACCGGCCGTAGCGATGGACCGACGCGCCGAGCAACCGATCTCGTCGGTCAGCAGATCCAACCGGCTCACTGTGGTATTGATGTCATCCGGCAGCCCGCTCGATGTGTAGCCCTGATTGACCGTCGCCAGCCAGATCGAGTTGCGCATGAAGACAAGGAAGCTGCCCTCCACCCAAGGATGCACCGCCACGATGTAGTCGTTGCTGCCTTGGTTGACTCTAAATGATTGCCAGAAAGGATCGTAGAGGTCGGGGTCAAGGATGTCTGAGAGCATCACTTGGTCGCGCCCATCGGGGAGGACGAGGCGGTTGTTCGTATAGACCGCCCAGCCGACCGACCGCATGCGGCGGTAAGTTGCGCCCTCGCTCGGGATGCCCGCCGGTGCCTTGACGAAGCCGGTCAGAATGTCGCCCGTCCAGTAAAGCGGCGGCTTCACCCGGCGCACCGTGCGACCGGCGGGCGCTGACGCCATGGACGCCGTGCCGCTCGGGACCGTCACGGTAAAGCTGTTGGCGCTTGAAACGCTGACGATGTCGTATTCCTGCCCGTCGAAAGCCGCCACCGACCCGCCCTCGATGCGCACCCGCTGTCCGGCTGCGTAGCCATGGGCGGTTAGAGAAATGGTCGCCGTCGTGCCCACCACACTCACGGCCCCGATCAACGTCTGCGATCCCCAGCCCGCCACATTCTGATCCGCCTCGCGCAGCAGATACATGCGGTCAAACGCTTGGACAAGGCTCACGCTGTCGGTCGGCTCGATGGTCTCGTCCGCCGGATACGGCAACGGGTGAAGGTAATTGATCGCCACCAGCGGGTTGCCGTTCTCATCCGTGATCGGGTCGCCGGTGTGGTCGGTGATGATGCTCTCGGCTTCTCCGAGGCTGTCCGTGTCGTCGTAGATGAAGGCGCCGCTGTTGGTTGCCAGCAGGATGTATTCCTTGTTGTTCAGCCCCGGCGAGCGGTAGGTGCCGCTGGCGAAAACACCATTCGGATAAGTCGTCAGCACTTGCACCCCGGCGTCACCGATGCCCAGCGCGAAATCCAGCACCGTCTCCGTTGTCTCGATGGGGTCAAAACGGAACGGCAGGGTCAGCGGGAACCCGCTCGGCAACAGCTCATCCGCCAACCGCCGCGCCCCCTTGCGCGTCTTGGCCGTCCCGCGATCCAACCGCATGTTCTCCGAGAGTTGGAGAACACCCGGCGGCAACGCCACCGGATTCATCCGGCTGGCAAAGCCGATGAATCCTGCGTCACCATCGCGGGCGGTTGGAGATTGGAGGGGCATTATTTCAATTCGTAAGAAAAGTTGAAGTAGTAAAAGACTGCCGCCGTTCCGTGCGGCAAAAACCGGAACCGCAACTTGCCATCGGTCGGGAAAATTTGACCAAAGGCATTGTTGGGCGATGCGCCGCTGCCGCAATGAACAATCACTCCTGCGCCATCATCAACGCTCAAAAGCGATGTGTTTCTGGTGGCTAGTCCTGCGCCGCTTAATTGGGTAGTGTTCGGGCCGGTGGCCGTGAAGACGGTGCCGACCGTGTTAGATGAAGCGCCGACCGTTGTGAAGTCCGAGCCGCCGACAAACAGGATTGTGTAGGCTGAACCCGCAACCAAGTCCCGAATCGGAAACGTCAGCAGAATCGGAGCCTCAATGTCAAACTGGCAGGCCGTTCCGGTTGCCGTAGGATTGATATTAAACCGGCCAAAGGCCGACACGGTGTTTCCAATGCGACTAAAGAAACACTGAGCTGGACTGACATCGTCAAGATTGACCATTGACCCACTTACAACAACCGGCGTGAAGCGGTCTGTCATAAGCTGTGCCACATACGGGGCACGCTTGATGCCAGAAGCAGCATCGCCAAACTTAATTTGCTCTTCTACCCCGAACCCCCAAAAGTTGATTCCGACTTCCGGCTCCACGAATTGTTCCTTGCTCGGCACTCCATCAAGCCGAACGCCCGCCGAAAACCTTCCGTCGAACGAGTTGCCAAGGACGCGCAAGTCTGGCTGACGGCCTCCACCAGCGTCCCAGTTTGTTAGGCGAATGCCGTTGCGGTTGCTCGTTGAGCTTCGCTCCATCCTGTTGTTGAGAATCTTTGCGTCGTGGCACTGCTCAAGTCGAATGTCGTAGGCAGTTCCCTCAGAGTCTTCCGCCCTCTGCCCATAGTTGGCATCTCCTTGAAAGGGATTGCTGTGATAGAAAAGGATTCGCTCGATGTATATTTGCTTCCTCTTGCGGACATAGACCCCGTTATCGCGGTAGTTCATGTGGCCACCCAAAATGGTCAGCGAAGGCTCAACGCCTCTAGCCGTGGCAGCGTCGATGCGGATGCCGTCCTTGACAGCAACGGCCACGCAGTTGATGAACCGCCCTCCCTCTACACGCCTTGCGTCCGAAAACGCATAAAAGCCGACCTTGTAATGACGCGCCATGCAAGAATCGAGCAGCGGGCTGTAGCAGTCAGAAACGTCGATGCCGTAATTCCCCAAGTAGTCAACAGAGTCGTCTTTGAAAAGGACTCCGAACTTTGAGTTTGTGGCATCTTCGTTCTGCGAAATTTCCACATCTGTGTCGTCCGGCTCGGGCGCAAACCGTTGCGACGGATTGCCGACAACCACGTTCGTCAGCACTGGGCGCGGCGAGTTTTTCACGACAACGCCGCGAGTCCAATATGCGGGAGTAGCAATGTCGTTGACCCCGCCTGTGCTGGTCACGACGTCAGGGCTGGATATGAAAATGTTTTGTAAAATAACGCTGGCAATCGACGCCGCTCCCCCTTGATTTTCCTCAATGTGCAGCGCCGTGCCGCAACTTCCGCTTTGAGCGATAGCACGGATACTGATGTCGGAGATTTTGGCCGACAGTTGCGAGCCGTTTTTGTAAAAGTAAAACGCACCAGAACTGTTTTCCGCGCCGTTGACCGTAAAAATTGTCTCGTTGGTCCCGTCGCCCATCATGTTGACATAAGGGGCTGCTGTGTCGTTTAGCTGAACTCTGGTTGCCAGCCGGTAAGTGCCATTAGGAACATAAAGCGGCCTCTTGTTCTCAGAGCAAAATGTAACGGCCGCCTGAATCGCCGGAGCGTCGTTCACAACGCCGTCGCCCACTGCGCCGAAATCTTTAGCGTTGATGGTTTCGGAAAACCTATCCGCCAATGTTCTTCCGGTCGTGCTTCCGGTGCTGGTGACGGTCACGCTGCCGTTCAGCAGCTCGGTGGCGGTGGCGCGTTTGGTGATGCCGCCTTGATGGATGATTAGCTCGTCGGCGGCGTTGACGGTCGTGGCGTCGGTGAGTTGTGGAATTGTTTTTGGCATATCGTTGATTAGTTAAGTGCTGCCTTGAGGCGGGTTTTGAACCGCGCCGCGTCGGCGGGAGAGATGTCGTTCTTGCGATTGGGGGCGATTTGCTGGTGCGTGACGATGCGGGACATCGGGATGTGCCACTTCTTCATGCGGGGCACGATGTATTGGATGGCGCTGTCCATCGCGTCTTCGCCGAGCGGGTCGCTGTAGGTGTCGCCGTCCCACGCCACGCCGAGGCTGTAGCTGTTGCAGTCCGGCGCGCCCTGCCATGAGCTGATGCCTGCATGCCAGCAGCGGGCCGTATCGTCGGCGAGGACGGTGCGGTTGCCGTTTCTGGCGATGATGACGTGGTAGGACACTTTGCTCTCAGGGTTCATGCACCAGCTCACGGAGCCGTTGTAGCTACCGGATGTGTGATGCAAGACGATCATGGTCGGCGTGATGGGGCGGCCGCTTTTGTTCGGGGTGTTGAGACGGCGCTCGTCGTAGGCTTTGCTGGCTGCGGG